CAAACGCCTGTTGCTCCACCCCCTACACAACCACAGCCTGCGCCTCAAATCGCGCCTACACAGCCTAGCACAGCGCCTACGTCATTGTTTAATCGTGGCACTGATGCGTTAAGACAGATAGAGTTGAACAAACTCCTAGGCATTGATTAGTGTGGTTCCAAAAAGAAAGCGGCCAAAGTCCAAATACTTTGCAAAGCGAACTGAATACGATGGCATCGTGTTCGATTCCAAGCTTGAAGCAGCTAGGTACAAGATACTCAAACAGCTAGAACAGGCTGGCGAACTCACTGATCTTGAAGTGCAGGTGGACTTTCCTTGCGTGGTCACCGTCAACGGCGAGGATCAGAAGATCTGCTCGTACATAGCAGACTTCCGATACAAGCGCGATGGTGAGTATGTGGTCGAAGACACCAAGGGCGTGATCACCCAAGTGTTCAGGCTCAAAAAGAAACTGGTCGAAGCCCTCTACCCCGGCACCAAGATACTGGTGGTCAAAGACCCCCGCAGCTGGGACTAGAACGGAACCTTACGCTCATCCATGTTGTCGATCTGGCTCCCTGGGAACTCAGCCCGAATCTTCTCAGCATCGATCATCATCTCAGCGTTGAACTGCACCTTCGATAGCTCACGCATCTCTGCGCTGCTGTAGTGGTATTCTCCGCTCACTTCTGACGTTGAGTTGTAGAAGTCTATAATCCCCACCCTGTACGCCACAGCGTCTTCTGTGCTGCGTTCTGGCATGTGATCTGCGTTGACCAACTCAGGTATCCACAGGTGATCTTTGCAGCCAAGCTGCTGTTCCTCAAAAGGTATGGCCCTGTTACTGCGCGAACAATACCAAGTCGCACCGTTGCTGGTGGTGATTGGCTTGATGTTCTTACAGTTCCTGCAGTTCACCGACTCAGGCAAGCGCCGTCCGTAGTAGATGTCTTTGTACAGATCAGGCTCATTCTTCATGCGCCAATCTTTCTCTGAGCGGCGTGTATCTTTGAGTGGTGCGTCACTGCATATGATGCGCTCTGCCTTCTCTTGTGCGCGCTCCCAGATAGCGGCGTTGTATTCAATCACTTCTGAGTAGATTTCGCTGTTGTTTTTATTCATCACAACAACCATGCACTTGGTCAGGCCAAGCGCGCCCATGTACGAGTGGATCTGCCAGCGATAGGTTTCACTCCAAGCCTCATAGCTTTGTAGCTTCACAAGCTCCTTGAACCGCTTGTCGTTTGCGCTCTTCACCTCGAGCAGAAGCACGAGCTCCTCTTCTGGTGGTGGCAACACGCCCTTCAGCAGCCCGTCGCATGAACCTGCGAAGTGACCACCAAAGAACGACGCACGAAACTGGTTGCCGTCTTTGTCGTGCGAGGCGATAGATATCAGGCCGCTGTCTTTTATGTTGTCAACGATCTGCTCTTCTATCCTTTGACCAAGGTCGAACAAACGCAGCATGCGCCCACCAAACGTGGACGGCAGACACCAGCGGAATCCCATCCACAGTTTGTATTCATCGTCATCACCGATCCCACTGAAACCAAGGTGGCCCCGGTGTCGGTTCTCTTTGTTGGCGATGACCTCATCGATCTGATCAAAAATGGACGCTGACAACATTCCAGTATCTACCCTCCTTCCTAACGGTTATTTGTTTGATGTGGCTCATGACCTTGTGTTGGTTCACAAGATCCGCTGCATAACTAAGATCGTATGGCGTTGGTGTGCCTGACTGTGTCAGTGCGTTCCACTTCTTGGTGGCTACCATGCCAGCCTTGCCCCGCATACCCAGCATGATAGGCATGCTCTGTGGCCAGTATTCGCCAGGCGTGGAGAACATCACGTTGAGATAGTCGTTGCCGTTCTTGGATGTCTTGATCTGCGCAGACACAAAGTCGATGTTCTTGATCTTCTCAACCTTTTGAGCAGGTTCTTCTAGTTCATCCGACAGCACATTGCCTTGTGCCGCTTCGCGTGTTGCAGCTGCATCCTTCTCTTCTTGCTCTTTGCGCTCTTCATCAAGCCTGTCTAGCAAGTCCTGCTGACGCTGAAGCATCTGCTCCACGCTGTACCGAGGCTCTTCACACTCCACGCAGTTGCGCGCATCCATGTCATTCACGGCATAGCAGTGGTCGCACACCCAGATCTTCGGTTCATCCGACTCATCTTCTTGTGGCCTCTCTGGCCTAGCAGTATCGATGCAGCCATGGCGCATCATGTTCTCGCCATAGTCCAGCAGCATGCAGTCTTTCTTGTTACCCCAAGTGCGCATGCCTCGACCACAGATCTGCACATACAGGCCCAGAGACTTGGTCGGTCTAAGCAATGCGATGCAGTCTGTGCGTGGCGCATCCCAGCCCTCAGTCAACACAGCGACGTTACACAGCGCGTTGATGACCCCGTTCTCAAAGTCCTCAAGGATCTTCTTGCGCTCTTCAGCAGGCGTTTCTGCCGTCACAACAGCGGCTTCTACACCTGCATCACGCAGATACATGCACATCTTGTTCGCGTGAGCCACGGTGATACAGAAGAACACACTGCTCAATCGGCCCTTGCTGTACGCTTTGTCAATCCAATCGGCCACAATCGCCAGCATGGTTTGATCTTCCATGGCGAGGTGTTCGATGTCTGACTCACGATAGTCGCCACCCTTGAACTTGACCCTGGCTGTGGATGCATCAATCACCGCTTCTGACGCAACCTGATACGCAGACAATCGGCACAGATACCCTGCCTTGATTAGCTCTGGGATCGTTACCCGGTGAGCGACACCACCAAAGAAGTGATCGTCCAACCCATAAATGAATCCTTGACCCATACGATATGGCGTTGCCGTAACACCCAAAACCTTTGGTGCGTAATGCTGAGTAGAATCAAAGTGATCAAAGATCTTTCGATATCGACTCCGCTTCTCTGGCCCAACATGGTGGGCTTCATCCACGATGATGTAATCAAACTCGCCTGAACTATCTAGCCGCTTTGGTGTAGCCAGGGTGTCCCGACTAGCGATCACGATAGGCTCGTGCGAATCAAACTGTTTCAACCCTGCAGCCAGCAGACCACTAGGTGCACAAGGCCATACGGTCTTGAGCTTCTCATCTGCTTGACTGATCAGCTCCTGCCTATGGGCAAGAATCAGTACACGACTGTTACGGTTTTCTTCAAAGATCTTCTTGATCATTGAGGCGAAGACAACAGTCTTGCCAGCGCCTGTAGGTAAAACAATTAATGGATGGGTTTTTTGGGTATCGAACCAATGGAAAGCAGCATCAATGGCTTCTTGTTGGTAGTACCTTAGCTTCATGCTTGGCCCTCTTCAGTCCACAGTAAGTGCGCGCCCAGTACGTTCTGGCCCACGGTGATAGGTTGTGACGATGCAAGATGCGAAGCACAGCTTGTTCCCTTACAGCGTGTTGGTTTTCATTCAGTGGCATATCATCTCCTCCTCTGACATATCAGGATCATTCACTGCAAGCATGCCTTCATCGACTAACCTGCGAAGGGAGCTACGATCTGTGAAGTGCAAGTGATAGGTGAACGTGATGACAAACAAAACTTCCATCAAAACATCTTCTGAAATGTTTTTGTCCTTCATCGCATTCACAAACAAACTTAGGGCATCAGATGCGACCTCGTGTTCTTCGCTCTGCCAGTTGAACTCAAACTCTTCATGATGATCCATGAGACACCTCCTTGATCAGCCAACCCAAATAGACGTTGGCTTTTTGCAAGTCTTCCAACTTGTTCTTGTTTTCGTAACGCCAGATGTACTTCATGACGTTACCTTTAAGATACCCCTTGAAGGCGGAAGAGGACATCGACGCTTTGATTGCATCGATACACTCTATGCCACCATCTTTGGTGTAGTGTCCGGGGTGATTGACCATGTCTGGCGATTCACTCATCCGCCACTCTCCAGATCCCAATCTGGTCATCCACTTTGCGCGTGACCACAGTCAGCCCAGCCCTCTCCAAGTAGACCTTCAAGGCGTTGGCATCGATGCGATTGTTCACGAACACGCACTGACCAACCTCCATCGCCTTGAACTTTTCCCACTTGGAAACCCTGCCACGCCGCTGCTTTGGCAGCGGGATGTTGGTGTAAATGGTTTCGGTTTCTTTCATTCTTTACCCCCCGGCCATTCCTGCATCTCTTCATCGATCATCTCTTTGATGTCGATCAGTAACGGTTCAGTAAACCTTTCTGCAGGGACAATTTTAAATCGAGAGCGAACGTGCGTACTGAATGGTCGCATTTCTTCTGCCATTGCCGACAAAGCGGCAGATTTAATGACGCCCTTTTGCAACTGCTCTACCTTCACGTCTGTCACGCGAGCTTCTAT